AGGAGCTATGCGAAACGGAGTATAAAGTTAATGACTTATTGCTCCGTAGAATGGGAGAGGAGGCTTATTTCCTCGGTAAGGAAATGAAGAAATCCTCTAACCATTTCCGCTGGCACTACTCAATGAATAGTGCAGGCAGTAAATCTTCACCAGTTTCCCAAGGTGGGAAGGTGGCAGAGATGTGTAGTGAGGTGATACCTTGGCTCAAGGAGTCACCCACTAATTCAAGCAGGTTCCCCCATACTATGGGTGAAGTCTGCTTTAAAGAGGGAATCCCAAGATGGAAAACCCTTTTCAGAACCTCTCAAGAGACCATTGATCTCCTCGAGGTTGAATTCGAGACTAAATATAGTTCAGTACTCGATTTTAATGCCCCACGTTCCATAGGAATCGATGAGGTATTTGCTAGGCAGGTGTACTACTATGCAGTGTGCTGTCTAGAGGCAACCAATGACTCGGATGAGTTAATCGGTTGTCGAATTGTCCCCGTACCCGAGCCGGGTGGGAAGACAAGGATTGTAAGTATGTTACCCTGGTGGGCTTCAATCTTACAACATCCCTGGGGGCACTATTTAATAGATGCTCTAAGGAATAAGCCGGGGGGTTGTGCCTGCTTAAGCAGGAGCTCCCCCGCTTGGGATGCTTACCTCAATATGAGGCACATCTCTAAGACTCGATGGTGGCTTTTTAGCGACATGAAGTCTTGCACAGATGCTTTTCCAAAGGAATTAGCACGTGTATTGCTCTACCGTGTATTACAGGGTATGGGCGTAAAAACATACCTCTCTGACTTAGTCATAGATATGTTTTGTGATGACCGGATTGGGATTTTCCCAGATGGTCACGAGGTTCACCTAAAAAGAGGAATCTTAATGGGTGAACCACTCACTAAGGCGTTACTAACGATCTTAATGGAGGTTACTCGGCGTGTCTCCTTGAGGATATACACCGGGCAGCTAAGAGGACCACTTAGGTATCCTAAATGGTACTTCTTTCACATAGGAGGTGATGATCACCTCGTACATGGTCCAATGAGGTACCTTAACTTAGTTACAGATACCTTTATTGAATTAGGTTTCCTCATCAGCGATGACGAACACCTAATGAGTAGAAAAGGGGGTGTATATTTACAAACCCCTTTCTACTTTAGGAACGTGGATCTTACAGAACCATCATTCCTCGACAGTGACGAGACATACGATATGTCCGCCTACTGTGACGTGATCAAGGTTAGACTACTGTCGCCTTGTGTCAAGCCGCATCAGCTTCATAATGAAGTCAATACGGCTATCGGGAAGGCAAAGGCTTTAGAAAAACAATTTGCCTGGTCCC